GTATGTGATTTCTTTTGAGGTGGCATTGTAGAATAAAACTTCGCCTGTGTTGGCCACATCATTACGAACAGGAGCCACTGTAAATGTGTTGGCTGTGGTTTGTTGTAGGGCTGTATCTGTGGCATTGATTATGATTGAATTGTTGCCCTGATTCAATTCACCAGCATAGTAACCAATGGCCACTGCGGCTGTGCCTTGTGCGTTACTACCAGCCAGGTAACCAATGGCCACTGCACGATTTCCTTGTGTGGTAGCACCAGTATCCGTGCCAATGGCCACTGCGTGGAGACCTTGTGTGGTTTGACCAGCACTGGCACCAATGGCCACTGCGGCATTTCCTTGTGAGGTTCTACCGGCTAACGCACCAACTGCTACCGTGAATTCGCCCTGACCGTTTAGAGCTGCTTCAGACCCTATGGCCACAGCACCTGTGCTTTGGCCAGAATAACCAGCATTATTGCCAATGGCCACTGCACTGATGCCTTGTATTTCGTTGCCGGCATATCTACCTATAGCCACAGAATTAGCACCTTGGTTTGATTGGCCACTACTGAGACCCACAGCCACTGATTGAGAACCTTGTGAAGTTAATGCAGTAAATGGGCCAATGGCTACTCCGTACTGGCCCTGACCGTCAAACCCAGCCGAGATACCAATGGCCACGGCACCTGAGGCTTGAGTGGTGTTGCCACCAGCATTTTGACCAATTGCAATTGCTGCTGACTGTTGGCCACCTTGTCCAGCAGTTGATCCAATGGCTACTGCTCCCGAGTCCTGGCCGTCAAATCCAGCATTTTGCCCCAGGGCTATGATAGTGGGACCTGCGGCACCTGTTTTATCGTTCAACAGTGCCCAGGTTGTGACTCCACCTGGTGTGGCCACTGCTGTTAGGTCGCCTAGAGCGTTGCCCACATACACAATGCTGGTGGCCTGATCCACCACAAGTTCGCCTGGTCTAGCGTTGCCGTCGTATTCAGCCAAGGTAACTTGGGCGTTGTCCTTCATTGCGGCACGACTAATGCCGGTTATGTTGTCGTAAGGTGGGGGCGGATTGGCCATACTCTATTTATGTGGGGTGGTACAGTTCTCACCGTGGCGGTGGAACCATCCTACTGCTATATCTCTACCACAGTGCTCACAATGCAGCTTGGGTCGACGTTGACCTCGTAGTTTTTCAGATCTAGCATCGATTGCTTCTTGGGTCCACTTAGTTCCGCGAGCGCGGTCTCCCATAGATTTACGACGCTCTTCCGTCCACACAACTTTTTTCATTGGATTATTTTCACCTTGCATGTGAATTTTATTTTTCTCTCCAATTTTTTTCTTTGATTCTTCTGAATGATGCTTGCCAAACATTCCGTTGTTTTCGCCACTAGTATCTGTTGGAAGATTTTGTTTAGACCACGGACGCTTGCTTCCTTTTTGTGATTCACTTATCCTACGTTTGTGATCTTCACTTTTGGGTTTGTCTTTGTGATATTCACTGATCTTCTTTCTGCTTTCCTCAGTAGGCACAATGTATCCTGCTACGTTTTGATTAATCCAACGGTCATCTGTTAATACTTTACATCGTTGCAAAACTCTTGTTTCCCAACTGCTTGCTTGTTCTTTTGTTTCAAATACTCTACGGATTTCTACATCAAAACTATCTGCGCCAGTTTCTTCAATCAACTGCTGAACTTTAGGACTGCTAGTAAAATATCTTTTCCAGAGATCGTCGGCTGGTTTTGTTTTATTAGCAGAACGATATCCATAGTATACTTTACCAGAAGGTCGATGTTTGATTAGATAGGTATAAGGTTTCATATTGTTATTTAGTTTAATACAACTATATCTCCTAATAATAGTAACATTTTTAGATATTTTAGTCAACAAAAAACGCCCCGAAGGGCGTTTTTTATGAGTTGCAAAGCAACAAGTCGATCACGAGAACGACAAATTACTCACCGCTATCTCACCGACATAATCGCCCGCATTGCCGAATGACGATGCGGTATTAGTGAGCTCGATGTAGCCATATCTTGTCATGAAGCTCACGACTGGTTCGAATGTTGACGGATCCAGCACAACACCACTGCTCATCAAGGGAATGTATGGGCAGTAGAATGCAGGAGCGTCAGCTTCCGAACTACCTTTGTAACCAACCAGCACTGGAGTGGTGTCGCTAGCATAGCTATCAACAAACACACGCATAGCGCCGTTCAGTGTACCAACAAACTTGGTGTTTGTAGGAGCTTCAAATGTACCTTCTGTAGTACGTGCAAATGCGCTAGTTGTAGCAGATTGCAGAACTGTCAGTGCAGCCGAACTAACAACAGCGTAGTTACCAGCGCCACGACGAGTACGTTGGGCGATCAGGTTAGCAACACGGTTGATCAACACAGCTAGAGCAGCGTGTTCGTCACCAACGAATGTAGCAGTACCACTAACAGTAGCTTGGTTGTATGTGAACTCAGTAGCTGCAAGGCTACGCAGGCTCAACAGGATCTCTTGGTCGATCTCAGCTGTAATCTCTTGTGCAAGAGCAGCCATGATCTCAGCTTCAACGTCAATACCGTGCATTGCTTGAGCGTCTTGGGCACTTTCAAATGTCCAACGTGCTTGCAATTTACGTGTCTTGGCTTCAACAGCTTGCTTCAAGATCTGTACGGAAATTTGCTTACCGCCAGTACCTTCCATCGTTGCTGTAGCAGCACCGGTGTAGTTTGTAGCTGTGCTATTCAATGCACCAGGTACTGTGGAGTACGCTGTAGCGATCTTGAATGGGCTCAGGGCCTCTTCACCAGCTTGCACGTTTGTTGCGGCTGCGGATTGGTCAGTCAAGTTCTGGGCATAACGCACACGTAGAGTGTGGATTTGACCAACTGGACCAGTCATTGGCTGAACGCCAACCAGTTCGTTAGCAATAACAGTAGGCATCACACGTCGAATCACGGGAAGAATCACGCGGTTCAGGGTGGCAATGTTGCCTGCTGCTGTTGAACCTGCGGAAGCGTTTTCCTTCAGGTACTTGCGAGTGTTTTCAAGGATAACACCCATGCTGTTGCGCTTGGTTCCATTCAAACCTTCAAGCAGTGCTTCTTTGGTTTCGCCCCAGCGGCTTTCTAGTAGTTCTTGTGACATTTAAGTCTCCTCTATAAAATGATTATAAACCTGCCAGTCGCTTCAAGTCGATCACATTGCTGCGTTCTTCTTGGTGAGTTTCTGGTACAGTTTTATCACCAGTTACTGCGGTGACTTGTTCAGCTATTACCTTGCGGGCTTTGGCTGATCTGTCTTCCAACACTGCTGGTAGATATTTTTCGAAAGCGTTTTTCAGACGACCTGTCTGTACGCTTTCCAGCAAATTACGCATGACTTCGGCTTTTTCCTTGTTTAAGGGACTCAGCAATTCATCCATTGCACTTTGACGTGAGTTGGATTCCTTGATCACACGCATTTCGCGTTCCTTGCGCTCAATGAGGACTTTCGCCTTTTCAGTGAGCTCAATGGCTTCTGCCAATTGACGATCTTTGTTGTCGATTAAGTTATACAGATTGCGAACTTCGGCTTTCTCATTCAAGTGAGTAGCTCCAAATTCAGCAGCGTATGCTTCAAAGATACGACGACCAAAATTGTTCTCGCGAGCAATTTTTACGTCTTCGTGCAATTGTGTAAGTTCTGCCTTCAAATGATGGCTAACAGCTCGAGTCATCTTGGCTGCAGATTCTTTTACGAATCGTGCTTTGAGTTGTTCGAGTTTGCCGCGAGCTTCACGCACCAAACGTACTTTAGTTTCCACTACTTCACGTTTGTCTTGTGCGAATTCTTGAATTTCACGTGCAAGAGCATGCACCACAAACGACTCAAGTTTTTCAAGTCCTTCGCTGTGCATCTTACGGTCTTTACGCAGTTCGCCAATTTCTTCAGCAAGTTTTGTCACCATGAAGCCGTTAAACTTCTGTGCTGACTCTTTCATCTTGCCTTGGAACTTGACGCGATCTTCAACCAATGCACGCTTTTCAGCAGACACCGCTTGAATTTCACTGGCAAGACCTTCTGTTACCATCTTATCTAGGGCT